CCACGCTCGTGTTGAGACCCACGAGCCCCGTGGTCCCGTAGATGGACGCGATGTTTCCAGTCACGGAGTTGGACAGGGTCGCCGTAATGTTGGTCGTGACGATGGCGTTGGGTGCATACACGTTATCAAAGTACAAACGGGCAAAAATCTGGGTCGTTGCTAAATTGGCGACGTTAATGTTCGAGGCGACGTTGAGTGTCGTGGGGACGTAGAGGTTTGCAGTGACCAGGTTCAGGTTGGACATGGCGACGTTTCCAGACACGTCGAGGGTCGACCCGGGCGTGAGCGTGTTGATACCCACGAGACCTGCAATGGATGTGATATTGGACCGCGTGACGTTGACCGAGCCGCCAAAGAGGTTCGGGACGTTCCAGTTTGTGTTTGACGCGTACAGGTTCCCTTGGACTTGGAGCGTCGGGCCGCCTGCGACTGGACTCGTGCCTACGCCCAAGTACTGGACAACACTCAAGACGTTGAGGTTTGCCGTTCGGGCGACGTTCCCTTGGGTCGCAAACACGTTGGTCGCTGACCAGTTGGAATTGGACGTCCAGACGTTTCCGGGGACGACCAGACTCGTGGACCCGGAGACGACGATGGTCATGGTATTGGTCAGACCCGCCACATTTCCGGTTGAAAATAGGGCGTTCGAGGCTGAGAGGGCGTTTGAGGCTACAAGGTTTCCAGAGACGAGAACCGTAGACCCACCGGCGACGGTCCCGACTCCGAGGTTGGACGTGACGACGACCGAAAGGCTATTCACGTAGGTCGCGTTGACGTTAGGCGCTATGACGTTTGGAAAGGCCCATGTTGCGTTCGAAGTCCAGATGTTCCCTGCGACCGTGAGTGTCGCCCCACCCGTCGTCCCAATACCCACGTTAGAGACGGCCACGAGCGTCACCGTATTGACCGTACCCGTTACGTTGACGTTTCCAAGGAGTCCAGGAGCACTCAGAGCGTTCGAGGTCCAGAGGTTCCCTTGGACCTGGAGGTTCGCAAGACCTGAAGCTCCTCCGACCCCGAGGTTCGACACGGCCACGAGCGTCACCGTGTTCACCGTGCCCGACGCATTCACGTTTGCAAACAGACCAACGGCACTTAGAGCGTTCGAAGACCACAAGTTCCCTTGGATCTGAAGCGTCGCTCCTCCGGTCGTTCCGACCCCGAGGTTGGACGTTGCGACGAGCGTTACAGTGTTCACCGTGCCCGACGCATTGATATTTGCAAACAGAATCGGAGCACTCAGAGCGTTCGAGGACCACAAGTTCCCTCGGATCTGGATCTGTGGACCGCCTATGACCGGGACCGTTCCTATGCCCATATTGGACGTGGCAAAGAGGGACACCGTGTTTGTCGTCGTGGCGTTCACATTTGCAAAGAGTCCCGGAACACTCAGAGCGTTTGCGACCAAGAGGTTCCCAGAGACTTGGAGGTTTGCTAAACCCGAAGACCCCCCGACCCCCGCATTTGATGTGGAAATTGTGGTCAGGGCGTTCGTGGTCCCTGCGGCGTTGGCAGTCGTCACAAACAGGTTGGCCGAGTACCACGTCACGTTGGACGTCCAGACGTTCCCTGTAACTGTGAGCGTCGCACCACCCGCCGCCCCTCCGACGTTTCCAGAACCTGCAATGGTCGTCATGGAGTTTGTGGTCCGAGACGCATTTGCAGTCACTACAAGGAGGTTTGCCGAGTACCAGTTGGTGTTGGATGTCCAGACGTTCCCCTGGACTTGGAGCGTCGGTCCTCCAGGGACGGGGACGGTCCCGACCCCCGCATTTGAGGTGGAAATTACAGTCAGAGCGTTGGTCGTCGCTCCGGCATTTGCTGTTGTCACAAAGGTGTTGGTCGCGTACCAGTTGGTATTGGACGTCCAGACGTTCCCCGTGACTTGGAGTGTGGCGAGACCTGAAGGTCCTCCGACCCCGAGGTTGGACACGGCGACGAGGGTCAAGGTGTTGAGTGACACGGAATTTACGTTACTAATTACGTTCTGGGTCGCAAGGGCGTTGGACACAAACAGGTTCCCGGTCACGGCTAGGTTTGCCGGGACTGATCCAGACGCTCCGACATTCACGGGTCCGTAGATGGCTGTGACGTTCAGGTACTGCGTATTCACGCTCGTCACGACGTTGATGTTTGTTGAGGTTACGGCGTTCGAGGCCCAGAGGTTCCCGAGTATCTGGAGGTTTGCCGCCCCGACACCCACCGAGACCCCGAGGTTTGACAAGGCCACGAGCGACAGAGTGTTTAGGGAGGTTGCATTCACGTTCGTCCCAAAGATGTTTGTGGTCTGGATCGCGTTCGAGGCCCAGAGGTTCCCTTGGACACCGACCATAGCGCCTGTTGAGACGGACCCGACCTGTACAGGTCCTGGTACGGTCAAGACGTTTGCGGTCGTTCCGTTGGACGTGTTGACCCACGCATTTCCAAATGAAATAGAGGAGGTCCCGTCAACCTTGGGGTTCAAGTTTCCTGAAAAGACTGAATAGGCCCCCAGACTTGTCAGGTTCTGGTTTAACGTGACGTTCCCGACCGTTGTCGCGTCACCGAAATACGTGGTCGTGTTTGACGCCATCCTACTTTACGTGTCGATAATGTTTCTCCTCATATTCATGATGATAAATAGACCACACAGGGCGACAGTCGTGATCATCACGAGCCTCCGAAGCTCACCCGAGTCCCACGGGACCGGATCTGGAAGGCTCTGGGGCCTGTCTGGACTCATGGGGACGTCCGTCGTTTCGAAACGCAAGACGAACATGTTCCGGCCCATATCGATGGGCGGACTGAAGTTTCCGTCGACAAACACAGCCCCGTTATTGGGTTGACGCCACGTAATGGTCAAACGGTCAATCTTATCGATGCGTGCAGGATACTCTTGCCAGATGCGATAATTTGCGTTGTAAAATTCGGTGTTTACTGCAATGGAATTGGCGACGGTCGAGACGGTGTTGGACACGACGAGAGCAAGCGCGCCTCCAGTCGCCTTGACGGGAATGGTGGCAAATGAGCCATAAAAAGCGTTTGACGACTGGGTCAAGAGACTGCCCGTCTGGGTCAAGCGGTCCGCGACGAGATTCCTGGGCGTACGGAGTTCCGTGATATCCAAAGTCAAAAACTGTGAACTGAACACGTTGGGTAACATGGCAGTTAAGAGCTCCACCTTCGTGACATTCACGATGGGCTGGGTCAAGTGGAGCACATACGAGTTTGAATTTGGATACAGGGTTTGATTCCTGTTATTCGAATCGACGTAGACTGTAAAGTCTGGCATCTTCTAGTAAGGGAAAACTTTAGTTTTCCGTTGAATCGGGGTCTGGGTCCTTCGGACTGCCTGCTTACTTCTCGAGCAACGAACCGCCGATACCATCGACGATGGCAAAGTCGCGAATCTGCTCGCGAACATAGGCGGAGCCGCCGCACAGACCGCCTGGGGTCAGGCCCCGGGAGTAGTAATCGGCCTTCTCGGAGGGACCGGCCGTACAGTCCAGAGAGGGCTGGATGTCAAACACGCTCCCGGGCAGCTTAGCAACTGCCGGGCCGGGCTGGATGGACACGGGCGCACCCATGTAGCTACTGGTCGTCTGGCCCTTGAGCAGGGTCCACAGGATCACAAACAGCAGGGCGATGATCAGGACTTGGGTCGCCGCCTTGAAGAACTTTGCCATTTACGTTTTACTGATATTATATTTTCCAAAGGTGCGTTAAAGCCAAGAGAGACCTTTCTTGAAAAGTACTAATGGACATAGTAATAGGCGACCAGGGACCCACGACTATGAGCCTGAATGACGACGAGAACAAGTTGCTTGACGAGATTTCCATCCAGCTCCCCGAGCGCAAGACGGTTCCCCTGAAGGCGAAACCGAGTCGGCCGAGCCCTTTTGCAAAGCGGACGGCCGGGCCGGTGATTCCGAACGTTCAACCTGATGACGGTCTAGACCTGTTTATGAACCCTGGGAAGCACGTCCCTGCAGCGCCTCCCCCGCCCGAGGAGTATGACGGCGGCGAGGAGCCTATGGACGAGGAGGACTATCAGCAGGGCCAGGCTGGTGGTGGCGGTGCCCAAGTGCCTTCTGAGGGGTACAAGACCATCGAGGACGAGAAGGCCGATCTGCTGAACAAGATTAGCCGACTGGCCAAGAAGGGTTTCCAGACGAGTGCGCGCCTGAACATTTACAGCGACATTGAGGAGATTCGGACCG